GAAGATTCGGAGTGCTTTGAGCTATCAGACTGCGAAATGGAGTGCAATCTGGCTCCATGTCTTGCGCAGTGGGATGAAGACCCGTTTGGACTACACGGTCCAGGCGCTGTAGCCGGGGGAGAGAGGAGTTGGCAGAAGTGGCTCTTCAAGACCATTCATGGTCTTGATAGCAGGGTTTATCAATACCTGCCAAAGCATGCTTGGGATACCTGCGCACTAGCAAAGGATCTCGGGCGTGCAGGGGAGTACCCTCCCAGAGAATTAAACTTCTTTGACGAGGGAAGAACTTCCGTTTTAGCTGTTGTTCCCAAAGATTTCCGGGGACATCGGCTAATTTGCATTGAGCCCAAAGAGTTGCAATTTGCGCAACAGGGTTTGATGCGAGTGCTGTATAAGCACTTTCAGAGCCACTGGCTAACTCGGAGTGCGATAAGCTTCCGTAACCAGGCTAAATCTCAGATCTTGAGTAGGAACCTAAAGTTCGCTACGATTGATCTGAAAGATGCCTCGGATCGCTTATCTATCTCCTTGGCACGAATTTTGTTTCCTCGTGCCTTCTTCCAACTAGTTACGAGGTACCGTAGCGACAAGGTCATGCTTCCAGATAGCACGTTGGTGCAACTGAAAGCACTCGCTACGATGGGGTCAGCTTTATGCTTTCCCCTAGAGACGCTCACTTTTTGGGCGATATCTCTAGCCGCGATGCTTGTACAAGATGACCTAGATGAAGGCGGAACTGACTACCGCTTTCTGTGGGATAAAGAGTTCCCACAAGTCATCAAGCATCACTACCATCTTCGAGTATTCGGAGATGATATCATTGTTCCACGAAGATTTGTCACCTCCGTGGTCAACGCGTTGGAAGGCTCCGGTCTTGTCGTCAATAGAGGTAAAACCTTCATTGACGGTTTGGCGCGCGAGTCCTGCGGCGACTGGTCTTATGGATCAGTCGATGTCCGCATCGTGCGCTTTAAGGCCTCTCGGTTGAGTGGTACCCATGCTTGGCTTGGGCTTGCAGAAAACTGCAAGGCTCTTAACGAGTCAGGGATGACTCGCTCAGCTCAAGCTGTTCTGGAGTTCTGTAGCAGACTCTATCCATTGCCTTACGGCAAGTCCGGTTTTCCCAACCGGAAGGGCTGTTTAAATCTGCTCGTTCATCCTAAGGACGAGTGGTATAGGGAAAATAGGCCTGCCTACCGCTGGAATAAGAACCTCCAGCGGTTGGAGTTCCGGATGCCCGTTATCTGTGAAGATAACAAGGGTGAGCGTGACCTCCCCGGGAACGCGGGCTTGTATGCCTGGTTCGTCGGGAAATCGGCTACTAAAACCCCTTTGCACCAAGGGCACCCGTGTGTGAAATGGTGCTGGACCCGCCTCGAGCCTTAAGCTCGGGAGCGAGTAGGGGGACCATCTGAATAAGATGGC